CGTCGGGCACCGGGTGCGCTCCACCGAGTCAGACCTGGTTGCTCTCGGGTACGACGTAGACCTCGTCCACAGTCTGCCGGGCAGCCAGAGCACCTACACGACCGACCAGGACTGGATCATCCGGGCCAGCCAAGACGACGGGCAGCCCCTTGTGAACAGCTACCGGAGTGACAGCGAGCGGACGATACACGTCAACGATTGTTATGTCCGAATAGACATGGACGGTGACGGTATCAGCGAGTGGTGGAACGTGGTAGTGGCAGGAGAGTACGGGCAGGTGCTGCTGTCGGCTGACCCAGTCGCCGGGCACCCCTACGCATCTGGCACACCTATACCCATTCCGCACCGCTTCTTCGGGTTCTCTCTCGCAGACGTGGTGATGGACCTCCAGCACATCAACACCACATTGTGGCGGCAGTACCTCGATGCCCGCTACCTCGACAACGACCCACGGTATGTGGTGCTCAGCCAAGGCGGGCCTGGAGAGGCCGCCACCCCGATGGTCAACCTGAACCAACTTGCGTATGGCGTGCCGGGGTCTTACATCGAGGAGTATTCTCCGGGTGCGCTCCGACCTCTCGACCGCAGTGATAACAGCGACACCCTGATCCCGGCCATGGAACTGAACGACAAGCGGGTAGCCAACCGAACCGGGGTCTCCGCTGACGCCCAGGGGATCAACCCGGGCAGTATCAGCAAGCATGTGTTCGGCGCGATGATGCAGAGCACAGCCCAGCAGCAGCGGATCATGCTCTACGCACGCACGCTCGCCGACACACTCGTCAAAGATGTGTTCCAGCTAATACTACGCGAGCTATGCATGCATCAGACAGACAAGATGATGCTGAAACTCCGTGGTGACTGGGTACCGATGGACCCGTCTACATGGAACCACGAGATGGACTTCGAGATATCCGTGGGTCTTGGTCATGGGTCTAAGATGGAGAAGATCAACAACCTGCAGACCATGGCAATGGCGCAGGAGAAGGCCATCACGGGCGGGTATCAGAACCTCGTGGGCCAGGAGCAGGTCTACAACACGCTCTCCACGCTGGCAGAGGCCCTCGGGTTCAAGGACACGCAGCGCTTCGTGCTGTCACCGGCCTCTGAGGAGTCTCAGAAGATCTCGGAGGCGCAGGGCGAGATACCGGACCCGGTGGAGCAGGCTCTGGAACTAGAGCAGCGGGCCAAGCTCATGGAACTTGCCCTACGAGACAAGAAGATCGAGTACGACCACGAGGAGAACATGCTCAAGCTTCGGCTGTCCGACGCGGAGAATGAGGCTCGGTTCGGTGTCGAGGAGCACAAGGTGGTAATCGAGGACAAGAACATGCAGGACCAGAATCTGCAAAACATGGGAGGGGCAGCCTTGTGATAGAGATGATTCTGCGGCTGATATGCATGGTCATAGGCCACATCTACAGGAACAGTGCGGGGGCGAGGTTCTCGCACAGCACACCTGACACAGGACCGTGTGAGAGATGCGGGTGCATAGGATGACCAGGGACGAAGACATCGCCAGGGGGGACCGTGCTAAGCACCTACTTGAGGACGAGGATCTCAGGAGCGGGTTCTTGGCAGTCAGGTCGTCCTGTATCGAGAACATGAGCAGATCCGTGGGGCCTGACGAAGCGTGGGTCGCGGTGGCGCACGTTCAGGCAGTAGATCGGGTGTGGGGCGCTCTCCAAGCGTATTGGAAGCATGGGGAGTCCGCGATGGCCGATCTCGTGGCGGAACAGCAGCAAATACGGAAAACTTCCGATGACACCGGAGCGGTACGGAATCGCCTCGAAGAAGCGGAGACCGCGCGGGCCGATTGGGCACTGCGCGATCAGTGGAAATGGGAGAGGGGGCAGACCTCATGAGCGCACCTAACTACACAGGACCTACAGGCGGGGTTGTGGGCGAAACAGCGTCGGCTTTCTTCGCCAAGGAGCACGCCAGTGCGGAGGCGGACACGGACACTTCAGAGGCTTCGGTAGCGGACGAGTCCGAAACTCCGGCGGGTGGGGAGGAGTCCGCTGCCGGGGCCGGCCAGCCCGAGCCCTCGTCAGAACTTGACAGCGAAGCCATCGAGGCTGTCGAGAGCCCCACCGAAGGCGGTTACGACTACGACCCTGAGACGCCAATACAGGTCACACTCCCCGGTGGTGTCTCACAGGATGTGACCCTCGACGAGCTTAGAAGCTCGTACTCGCGGGAGGCCGACTACACCCGCAAGATGGAGGACCTGGCGTCTCAGAGACGACAGTTTGAAGAGACGAGCGTGCAGAGCACCGTTCAGGAGCAGCAGCACATTCACCAGTTGAGTGGTCTCTCCCAGCAACTGCAGGCTCAGCTACAGCAGTCACAACCGAGCCAGCAACAGCTCGACCAGTTCCGGCAGGAAGACCCCGGGGCCTACAGTGCCTACGTGATCCAGCGCCAGGAGCAGGAGCGGATGCTGCAGGCCGCCACATCTGCGGCGGATGCGGAGAAGAGCCGCCAGTTGCAGCAAAGAATTCCGCAGGAGCGTGCAACGCTCATGCGAGTATCTCCAGAGTTCAATACGAACTTCGAGGAGCGCTACGCACAGGTCGGTGCGTGGGCGACGAGTCCGAACGGGGGAAGCCTCGGCGCGGACGAATGGGCAGGGCTTGTTGACGCCCGTTTGGTCCGTTTGCTCGAACTAGCAATGGTTGGGCAAGCGGGAAACCAAGCGGCAAGTGCTCGCAGGCCTAGAATCCAGAAACAGATGGCAGCGCTACCCAAAGTTCGTCCCGGGACCAATAGAGACCCCGGGGACACGAGCAGGGATACGCGAGACCGTGCCATGAAGAATTTGAAGGAGTCAGGGGGTGTACGCACAGACGATATCGCGGCTGCGTTTCGCTCTCTTGGGTCTTAACTAACATCATGGACTAATTTAGTATGCCTAATAGATCATATAGCACCAATCAGGTCCGGCAGGGGCTCGGAGAGGTAGGTGGTGCCCGAGAGGATCTCTCGGATATCATCTACAACATCGACCCTACAGAATCGCCTATTCTCACGGCTGCAGGCTCGACGACAGCGACGGGGGTTCTGCATGAGTGGTTGACAGACACCCTCGACACGCCCGGGTCCAACTCGGTTGCGGAGGGTGACGACTCGATCACATTCACCGATGGGGCAGGGGCAACACGCCTCGGCAACTACACCCAGATCAGCACCAAAGCGGTGCGGGTGACTGGGACCACCGAGGTTGTGGACAAGGCGGGTCGCGACAGCGAGATGGCCTACCAGTCTGCGATCAAGGCACGGTCTCTGAAGAACGACGTGGACTACTCGATCTCGGCGGTCAATCTGGCGAAGAATGCAAGTACCGGGAGTTCCCCGACACGGGTGGCTGGGCCTCTCATGTCTTTCATGACTCTCCCGGCAGACGCCTCGCCTGGCAACTCGGTGGTCACGAACGCCTCCCCGGCGGCCAGCGTGGGCACGAACGACGGGAACAACATCTGGGGCTCTGGGTCAGAACTTGGGGTCCCTGGGACTATGGCCCAGACCGACATCGACGATGCTGTCGAGAACGCATGGGACAACGGAGGCAAGCCGACGCTCATCGTCGCCGGGCCTACGATCAAGACCCTGATCTCAACCTTCGACGGGGTCGGCAACGTGGGCGCGGACAGCACCATGCGGACGGATCGCGCAAGTCGCACGATCTACGCCACCGCAGACGTGTATATGTCGAACTTCGGCACACTGAACGTGGTCCCGTCCAGGCACATCCGATCTACGGGTGCTGCGGGTACGGAGGGGTACACCGCCGCTGAGCTGCAGGACGGGAAGGTCTTCCTGATCGATCCCGAGTACCTCAAGGTCGCGTACCTGCGACCGTGGCAGCAGTTCGACCTGGCTAAGAGCGGGGACTCTATCCGGCGCGAGCTGTTGGTGGAGTGGACCCTGGAGGTGTGCAACCCCAGAGCCCACGCGATGATTCTCACCAACGCAAACTGATCCGGTTCTCTGGAACCGGGTTTACGGAGGGGGGTAGTGATCTGCTCCCTGCCCCCCTCCAACCCGAGGGTCTCATGCCTCTAAAAGTCCGCACGCATAGCGCTCTAGGCGTTCCCATGGACGCAAACACTCAGCGGCGCATTGACACATCTGCGTGTGATTCCTGCACCTTGAACTTGGACGCTGGATTGATTGTGCAGGTGGGCTTGGCCCCGGATCTTGACGATTTTGCTTCTACCATTGTTGCGTTCAGGACTATATGGGGCAACACAATATTCGCCAACACTTTGGTTATGCAGCAGTTCCAGTCGCCAATACCGAAGTCATTTGACTTCAAGTGTCTCGTGTCCTCGACAACCTTGCATAGAAACATCCACAGGAGCATCCAGTAGCATGCCCAATAAATCGAGAAAACTAGAGACCCACAACAGTGTGCTAGCCAGCCCGCTTGGGGATGGTTTGCTTGTGGTGGCAGGGGACTACTACCCGCATTGGATAGACACAAGCTCTATGGATGACCTCATCGTAGCAGTCGGTGCTGTGGGGGCTATAGAGGTTCGCGGTATGAAGGTTGACGGCGGGGACACCCTTTTGAGCCCCGTAGATGGAACCACCCTGCCGCTCGTAAGCTACGCCTTGAACACGACCTATGTATGCACGGCGAGCCTTATGGTGCAGGTTCCGGGTCCGCTCCCCAGGTACATCGCCATCAAGGGTACTCTCGCGAACACGCAGTTCCTCTACTTCTGTCTGACCCGGAGCATCGCGTGAACGGGTGGCAAGCCGCAGGAGAGCCTGGGGATCTACTGGAGCGCCAGGTGAAGATAGACCCTGTGACGGGGGATACCCTCGCCCGGCAGCGTCACCACGGTGACGACCTGGAGCAGGCACTCAGGCTCAACAGCTCGTTTTTGAACACAGAGCGCAGCACTAGCTCTCTGTGGGGGGGCGCAAGCCAAGTTCGGGTAGCCAGCATACCCCTGAGTCTCGTGGAGGATTGGATGCTCAACGATGGGCCGAACATGTATCGGTGGAACGACGAGGACAAGTCCCGCCTGATGAAGAAGTTGAATGACCGGGACTACACACAACTGCGTACTGCAGGAGGGAGGCTCTAGTGGCAGACCCCAAAGGCGGCGTCTGGGTGAAGGGCCAGAAGGTCGATAAGTACAAGAAGACACCCTCGAAAAAGTCCAAGCTCACGGGTCCTCGACCCCCCATCAACCCGCGCAGTGACAAACTGTCGCCCACCATGGACGACCAACGCCGTATGAAATCTGAGGCCTTGGCTGGTGCCAGGGCTTTCGACAGGTCGTCCAAGGACTACATGGGGAGGCCGAAGAAGTGACCCTCACGAGACACGGCAGGGGGGTGTAGATGGCGAACCCGGTACAGATCATTGACTACTCGACCCTCTCGGATTCGGTCTCTAGCTACCTGGAGAACGAGGATCTGCTTAGCAGTGACATCTCGCTCTTTGTCCAACTTGCGGAAGCGGACTTCAGGAAGGACGTGCGGCTTGACCTCATGATCAAGTCGAGTGCGCTAGGGGGCACCCTTGCGTCTGGAGTGGCAGAGTTCGCCGAACCCACTGACTTCATCGAGACGGTCGTCTTCACAGTGGAGAACACCTCTGGCAGGTCCAGGGTGTTGGAGTACATGGACCCGAGATCGTTCTATGAGGCGGGGCGCAACACGGTCTCAGGGTTCCCCATGGTGTACACCCGCCTCGGTGGGGTGTTCCAGCTTGGCCCAATACCCGACGCTGCATATGTGTACTCACTGGTGTACTACGGAAACGTGCTTGCTCTGGTCCCAAGCGTCCCTACGTCTAGCAACGCGCTGCTGCTGAAGGAGCCGAACCTCTACCTCTATGCAGTGCTCAAGAAAGCCACTGAGTTCTTCTCAGACGATGGGGCCACACAGAAGTGGTCCAGTTTCTATGAGGCCACCAAGGCAGCCCTGCAGAGCGCGGATGCCCGTGCCCGGTATCGACCCGGTCTGCGGGAGCGCAAGTCAGGTGCGGTCGATGATGGCGCTTTCATACATTACTCGTGAGGCCACATGCAGCCCGTAGGCGAATGGATACCTGACCAGGCAGAGGTGATGCTCCCTGGCGTGCGTATCGCGGACAATGTAGTAGCTACTTCAAACGGCTACACATCCATGCACGGGCTTTCGGCGGTGGACCTAGATACCGCGGACGTAATCTCTGACACTGTGCGTGGGTACGGCAATGGGCGTCTTTCCGCTGGAGGCGGGACCCAGTGGATGGCGGCGGGCACCAGCAGCAACGCCTACCTGTCACGCAATGGGCAGCCCTTCACGGACGTCACCCCTACAATGACGGCCCTGTCGGACTCTGGGCGGTGGACGTTCAGCCAGTACGAGCCGCCGAGTGGAACCCCTCCGGGTCTGATACTTGCTACACCGGGTGTTGGCAACGGTGCGGTGTACACGACCAACGCAGGCGCGGCCTTCCTGCCTATCCTTAACAACACACTGACCACCGGCAGCGTGTCAGTGCCCAGTGCCAACGTCTCGATGATCTTTCGAGGGTTCTACGTCCTTGGAGACATAGACCTATCGGCTGCCTACGGCAGGCAGGAGGGGGGTCTGCACTGGTCTGCCCAGGGCAACCCACTGCTCTGGCCTCTGGTGGGCACTGCCGCAGCGACTGACGTGCTGAGTGACTTCCAGGTGCTGCAGGGGAGTGGTGGGCGCATCACCTCCCTCGTCCCCTCGCGCGAGTACGCACTTGTCTTCCGGGAGCGGGAGGTGTGGAGGATGGACTTCGTTGGAGGTTCAAACATCTTCGAGTTCCGAAAGGTGGACAGCCACCGCGGGTGTATTGCCACCGGAGGGGCGATCTCCGTGGGAGGTCTCACCTACTTCCCGTCCGAGGCCGGCTGGATGTCCTGCGACGGCGCTAGCGTGCGGCCCATCGGACTGGAGAAGATTGACCGTTTCTGGCGGGACGAGGTCGGGACTGACATGGAGTCAGTCACGAATGTCACGTCTGTCGCCTACGACCCAGAGCGGAGGACCATATGGTGGAACTTCCCGGGCGTGGGGCCTGGGAGGGTGTACGGATACCACGCCGACCTGCAGAGGTGGACCCGTCTCACGGTGACACTCGACTGGATCGGCACCACTATCCCTATTACTGCAGACACCATGGACACGAACAAGACCACGGACCCTGTGCCGGGTGACTACGGTTCCAGAAACATGGACAGCACCGTAGCCCCCAACTTGGGGAGTGTGGTTCTAAATACTCTGACTCAGACAGGGGTAGACGAGATCCTGATCGGGTTCCCGCAGGCAGACCATCAACCCTATGGGTTCACCAACTCGGGCGCTCCACTGCAGGGGAAGATTGGTGGTGGTGACTTTGCAGACCAGGCCTCTTCCGCGCGGGTCCTTCTGCGAAACGTGAGACCCGTCTTCGGGTCGGTGTCTGACCCGAGTGATATACAGATGAGTGTTGAGGCCAGGCTCCTGCCCGGAAAGGCCCCCTCGGAAATGGCGAAGATCACAGGCATCAACACACTCGGGCGCATCCCGTACAGAATTCAGGGGCGCTACCTGCGCCCGTTCTTCTTCTTCAATGGGTTCGTCACACAATTCCGCGGGTTCGAGCCCGTGGTTGTGTCGGGGGGCACACGGTGATATTCGCGCCCAGCCCCCCGGCTTTCTGGGACGATGCCGTAGAGCATCGCCGCCAGATTTCGGACTACCTCGTGTCCATCGGTGGGTTCGTGGAGGATGTGGAGACCGACGCGCGTCTCACCTACTCGGGCTTGGTCACCGCGACGGGAGGTGTCGCGCAGGTGGGGACAGGTGCGTCCAACTGGATACACGCCACCCTGCTACACACCGTCATCGAGGACAACCTCGGGTTCTACGACCTTGTCGCGGATGAGCTGGACTTCTCCACCTTGTCCGCGCCGCCGTCTGGGCTCCACTGGGCCGCCCGGGTGCTGGCACAATTCCGCTTCAGCAACTCGACCGCCACGTCAAAGTTCTTTGCCGGGGGCGTCGGGACCTCCGTGCTTGACCCCCCTGCCACCGTTGTACCTAGCTACGGCACAGGGTTCGTGATCTCGTTCGCGGCGCACGGGACCGCTTCCCCGCTCTTCAAGATTGACCCTGCTGGGTCCACAGGCCCCAGTGCGGTCAGGCTCTACTACATTGGTGAGGACGCGGATGTCACGCTGGAGGCGAACGCTTCGACGTGGCTGAGCTGGGATATCTACCTGATCGCAGACACACAAGAGGCCCCATGAGCGCAGAACTCTCCCCTCCCGAGCTGAGGTTCACCCTGCTCACGACCGAGCACGCTCTGAAGGAGTGGTCGGTGCTCTCGGGTATCCTTGAGCCTGCGCTTGACCATGGCATGGTGTCGTCACGCACAAGCATTGACCACATCCGGGAGGGGATAGAACAGGACTACCTGCAGACGTTCGTCATCTGGGACTCTGCCGCATCGCAGGTGCTCGCCTGTCTCGTCGCGCGGGTCGATGTGCATCCTACAGGCGTGAAGGTTCTGAGCTTCCCCGCGATGGGCGGGCAGGATCTGGCAACCTGGATCAACATCGCATGGGACGGGATCAGGCAGTTCGCCAAGGGCCAGGAATGCCACCAAATTGAGTTCCGAGGCAGGCCCGGCTGGTCCAAGATACTCTCAGCGGAGCCTGTGTCCGTGAACTACATCGAGGTGCTCTAGGTGTCTGACACTACTACCACAACGCAAACAAAGCTCAACAAGTGGCTGAGGGCGGGCACTAGGAAGACCGCTGGCATGGTCGATCAGTGGGGCGAGACTGCCCAGTACATAGGTATGTCCGACCCACAACGGCAGTCCCTGCTAGACATGCAGAGGATCGCACAGGACGACGTTGTCAACAAGAACTTCCAAGAGCAGTACGCGGCCACGGTACGTGGCGACCACCTAGACGCCTCGAACAACCCCTACCTGCAGGACGTAGTCAACCGCTCGGTCTCCAGTGCCGGGCGGGATCCGATCATGGGGTCTGCCGGCGGGAATCGTATTGGGTCGGGGGTCTTTGCCAATGCGATGGCAGACGCGAGGGCAGGGGTCTCTGCCAACCTGTACGAGAACAACTACCGCACCGAGCGAGGGTACCAGAACGCTGCGATGGGCATGGCTCCGATAGTTGACCAGATGCAGTATGCGGGGCAGCAGCGCTTCCAAGATATCGAGAATACATTCCGTGCTGAACAGATGAGCGAGCGAGACTGGGAGCTGCAGAAAGCCGGCATGATGAACGCAGGCTACGGGGGCAACCCACTCATGGGCGCTGGGACATCGGTGGCAACTAACGAGTTCGACACGCTGGGGTTTGTAATGCAAGCCGGCGCGTCTCTAGACCCGCTCGGAGGGCTTCTCGGTACAGGTATCGGGGGCCAGGGAGGGCAAGGCACTGGAGGTACCCCAAGGTAACATGACTATTTATCAGAGCCCTTTCACACAGCAATGGCAGTTCCAAGAACTTCGTAGGATGCAACAGCGGAGAGAGGATGAGGAACGGGCTGCTCAGGCCCGCCAGGACCAACAGGGTGGCTCGGATGGCCTGATCAGGCAGGGCAGGCAGCTCTACGACAAGTACTTCAAAGACTTCAGCCCCCCGGAGGGTTATGGCGAGTTTGGAACATCCCAGAGCGACCTCACACCCAGTGGGGACCTCTGGAAGACTGAACTTGATCCGGGTCTGGGTCTGCGAACCGAGGGGAGCGCCGGGTTTGGGGGTGCGCCTTTGCCGGACCCCAGCTTGCCGGACCCCAGCTTGCCGGGTCCCATACAGGACTTCAACGTGAGGGGGCTCCAGGCCAATAACGGGTCATTTGGGAGCGGCTCCGACATGTTCGGGTCCAGCCCAGGCATGGGGTACAACCCGCCAATTTCCAAGCTTGACCTCATCGGCAGCACCCCGTCACCAACGCCCTTCTCAGGGCCGCCCATCTCAGGGCCGCCCATCGCAGGGCCGCCCATCGCAGGGCCGCCCATCGCAGGGCCGCCCATCGCAGGGCCGCCCATCGCA